GTTGCCGCCATCGTCACTTCAATTGTGGTAGAGGTCGGCGCAGACGTGACCATAAATTTTATATCTTCAAAAGAAGCATCAGTATAAGTGGAACCAACAGCCGTCACTCCGCTAACGCCATCCATTAAAACAATATCATCATCAATTAGACCGTGAGGACTTGGAAAGGTTATGGTTACAGTTGTTGAAGAAGAGGTGCTCGTGAAGTCACAGCCTGCAATGCTGGTTCGAATAGGGTGGATATCATATAACTGACCTCCTGAATAAACATATAAAATTCGGTTGGTACCAATCGCAGCATATTTAACTCCTGCGTTATCGTCCCAATGGTGTAAGGCTCGACCGGCTCCCGTCAGTTTATCTTCGCCTAACTGGTCCCAGCCTCCTATTTTTTCAGGCGTCCCATATCGAAAACGTACGTTATCTCCTCCTGTCCACTGCCCTTCGGCACCGGTCGGAGTCACTTGTTTATTAAATCCTGGTAAAAAGCTTACTTTTTGTAACATAGAAAATTCCGTTTATCCTATAAATTCTGGGACCCTAATAAAAATGAGTCCAAAAAATTTTGGGTCTTTAATATTACAATTATACTAGATTAGGGGGGATATCAACACGATTATAAGTAGGCGTAGAAGACCTTTGTGGTGGAAAGATCCCCCACACCAGCTTTAATTATATTTTATTTCTTAAGAGGAGGCAACTTAAAGTTTTTAAACCAGCCTGGAAGTCCTACATGAAGACGCTTGTCAAAGAGGTTCTCTTTAGCTCCTGATGTCTTGCGATCATTATAATGTAAAAAGACTTGAATGCATTCTTTACCTTTAAATTTATTTCTCCAATGCTCTAGTTCACAGCCACGATAAACCAGCATATCTCCTGGTTTTAAATCTACCTTTATACCTTTGAGTCCTTCTTTTCCAGAAGGCTCTAGATAGATTGGCCAGGGATCTCCTCCAAGATTCATGGTGGTGGATATCTCACAACTAAATCGATCTTTGTGTCTTTTAAGAACATCCCCATGTTTATATATCCTGGCAAAAGTATAAGCCGGATTCAATTTTAATCCCGTAGTCTTTTCCATAATGGGTTGACACTTCAACATTAAAGTTTCCATGGCGATGTCCGAGTAATGAGAATAGGTATGGGGAATCTGACCATCCGCTCCTTCATATTCCCCTAATAATGTTTCATAAGGAGAAATGTATCTAGTTTTTCTACAGGTATCATAAACCTGTTTTTTAATAGAAAAATAATTGGCTATAAAGACAGCTAACTCTTTGGAGATAGCTTGACGAATAATTACATATTTATCTTTCTTAAACATTTCTCGCCATCTCTTTAGGGATAGCCGTGATGTTCCAATGGATAAATCTAAAGGGTGCTTTGCCATGATCTACTGCGTATTCATGTTCCATATATCCTGGAAATATAATTAAGGTTCCAGGCTTAGGTCTAAAATTAACTAGCTCTGTGCCATTAAAGATGCCTTTTAATTCTGGTTTCATTTTTAATTTAGTAGTTCGTGCACCTGTTCTTGGATCATGGAAAATAGGATAAGAAGTTTTTTCACTACATTTTAAAAAATAAAATCCTGATACATGCTGATTCCAATGGATATGCGCTGAATGATGGCCTCCACCTTTTTTAGAAAATTCCTGTACCCACATCTCAGAAAATATAGTTTGATATTGTTTCATATCATAGCCATGATGGTCTAAAAATTCCCAAGACTTTTGACCAACATAATTTCTTAGATCTATAAAATCGTTATCCTTGACTAACGGTGTTGAATGGTGGGTGGTGCCAAAATCTTTGTTAATTCTAATATTTTTTTTATCTCTTTTTCTGGCTTCTTTAATATATTTGTCACTGGCTTTGTTCAAGGACTTAACAAATTCAGGTTTTTCTTCTGACCATATAGGAGTTTTAAAATATTCGTTTATATACATTCGTCACCGTTTGTGAAGTAATTAAAATTTATAACGTATCGTATTGGTTCTTTTTTAGAAGTAATGGCTCTGTGTACAACGTCTGTGTCAAAAACCAACATTTTATTAGCATCAGCTTTTATAAATGTAGTTTTATTATTAATCTTTAATTCAGTTCCGCCGTCACAATCGTTTAAATATAGAATAGCAGTTTTGCACTTGAAATCATAATCAGTGTGCCATCCAGATGTTTTAAATAACGCACTGATAGACATATTAGCTCTAATCTGTATAGGGGCCTCTGCATGTAATTTTTTTAAAATAGGAATAATGTAGGGGGTGTAAAATTCGGACTGGGGAGCCATGTAGTTATAAAAACAATAAGTAAAATACATTTTATCAGTAGGGGTCATACGCTCCCTTCTTCTCCACGGAAAATCTTTATTCATAATTATGTTTTTAATCTTATCGAAAAGATCTTTATCTAAAAATTTTTTATGTGTTTGATATTTCATTTAAATGGATATCCTAAATGCCATAAGACAAGTGAGTATCTCACTCCTTTAGTTATGGGTTTAACTCTATGCCAAACAAATGATGGAAAAACAATGATACTTCCTTTAGGCAATATTTCCGTTGCTTTTCTTAAATGTTTAGCTTCATCTCTGTGGGGCGGATCGTATTGTCTAAAATCAAATTCTAATTCTCCTCCGCTATATTCTGAACCATCAGTGAGTTGACAGGTCATAGATAGTTTTCTAATCTTTCCATGTGAAGGAGTTTTAGGTTGGTCATAAACTTTGTGGTCGCTATCACAGTGCCAATCGTAATATTGATTAAGTTTATACTTTGTAAATTGGCACGATTCTGATCGATCCCATTCAAAATTCCACCCAGCTCTTCTGTTTGCTTCATGAACAAAAGGATGTATTTCTTTATAAATCCAAGTATCGTTGAGCCAGACTAAATCCGAATCTCTTTTATATTTTACATCTCTAACTTCTTCTTTGCTTAAAGGTTTTTTATCTAAATTTCTTCCTTTACCATATCCACCTGTAATAGCCATCGTTTCTTTTTGAGCTAAAGCATATTTAATAACGTCATCACAGAATCGTGGTGTCAGTGCCGATTTAAAATACCAAAAATAATTATATAAATTCATGAGTAATGGTTAGAATAAAGTTAAGTGAATCCTTTTGAGTGTTGGTGATACAATACGTTTGCGTCGAGGGAAACATGATAAATTTATTATCCGTTAAGGGGATATCCCAAGTTCTTCCTGCTCTTCTATTATCATCATAGTATATTCTAACGCTGCAATCCTTAACCTTTACCCCATACAACAAGGTGTAGTCTGGAGAATTTCTTAAATTTACAGGATCGATATTAAGTAAAGGAACGGAAACTTCTTGAGGTTTATAAATATTTCCCCATGTTTTTTTATTAATTAATTTAATTTCATATTCGACATTAATATGCTCTCTTAGATAGGTATTAAGTTTATCCCATTCCCTTGAATAAGGAAATTCTTCATTATTGATTTGTGATTTTAAAATGTCTAGTTGAAGTTTATTACGGTCTATTTCAAAACCTTTTGGCATCTCAACATCACCGTAATAGAGTCCTATTTCTGATAATACTTTCTTTTCCATATCCACCAGCTATGGTTTATCGTATTTTTTTTAAATTGTCTATGGAGCTATTGCTCTGTTTTATCCCAGGATTTATTTGATTCATTCCACTCATAATGATGAGTTTCTGATTCTGCACCTAAATCTGGAGCATCGCCTATTGGCGATTGCCATCTAGCATCTGTAGTATTCTTAACCCAAGAAGCGTAAGGTTGTTTAGGCCAAAATATGTTATTATCCTCATCCCAAGTATAACCTATCCCTGCATAGTTTCCTCTGAATGCTTTAGAATTATCGCCGGAATTATGTTTATTTTGGAATGTATTATAAGATGTTTGAATCCACATTGGGGCAGGCCAATTATTGTGTAATTGTAAATGTTGTTGTCCTACGGATTCATCTTCTTTTTGATCACCGTTCAACATATCTTTATTGTCTAAAGTTAATACTGAAATAACTTTTGAGTTTAAACTTATTTTTGCAAAATGTGCCATAATTTTATTGAAATTTGTATCTTATTATTACTATTCCTGAGCCCCCTGCTCCGCCAGAGTTTCCACTGAAAGCACCTCCACCTGAACCACCAGTATTTGCTGTACCAGCTGCTGCGGACTGACCTGAATCATGAGCCTGTCCTGCTCCGCCTCCGCCTGGAGTTCCTGCACATGATGGGTAACCTGCTCCACCAGAGCCGCCTGAATATTCTGTATCGGCTCCTGAAACTGAGGTATTAACATGCGCTCCTCCTGTTCCTCCTGTAGTTCCACCACTTGCACCACCTGCTCCGCCTGCACCGCCTCCTCCACCACTTGAATTATCTGCTCCAGTGGGTGCGTTTGGACCTCCATTTTGTCCTTGAGGGGGAGTTGTTGGAGGGGTATTTCCTGATCCTCCTGCGTCTCCTGTTCTTCCACCTCCGGTTCCTCCACCTGAACCACCAGATCCACCTACAACAGTAGGACTTGATGGATACATAGCTCCACCTCTACCGCCACCTGCAGAATCTATTGTTGAAAAAGTTGAAGTTGATCCTTGTACACCTACAGTAGATGATGAGGTTGCACCTCCTCCTCCAACTGTAATACTATAAGGAACTGCGGTCACTGTAATTGAAGTTCCACCTGGATTACCATCTAAAGGAGAAGCGGTATAAGAGTCTACTGGACTTTTATATTCTCTAAATCCACCTGCTCCACCAGGACCTCCTGAATTAACATTAGGAACACTGGCGCCTCCGCCTCCACCTGCGACCACCAAATAGGATACTACATTATTAGCAGCATCGCCAATTTCGGAAACACAAAATGTTCCTGGTCCTGTAAATTTATGAACTTTATAATCTCCACAAGTTGCTCCTGCACAAGGAGTACCACCTGTCGCTGTAAGAAAATTTTCTGAACCAGTTGGGCTTGCTGTTACTGATTGTTGAGTTGCTAACCACCCTTGAGTTGCGTCTGCATAGACTAAAAGTACTGACTCCCCTTCAACTTCTAAAGTGGGATCAGAGGCACTGGCACCGCCAATGTTCTCTGAACCATTGGGTGCTATAGTGCACGCATTGGTTTGAAAAGTTCCAGCATAATCTTTAATACCTACAATATCTCCCACACTTGCCGCTGGTAAATTTACTGTTACCCCGCCACCTGTCGTATTAACAAAATAACCTTTACCACTCTCTGCTGTTACAGTAGAGGTGTGAATACTTGTATCCCAATCAACGGTTCCTTCTCTGCCGGCTGCCACAGCAGCGACAACGCCCGATGCTCGATAGGGATTATTTCCAGTAGGACCGCTCATAAATTTTTATCTCCTTTTATTATAGTGTTTGTTCTAAATAACTAATCACAACATCAACATCTCCTGCACTAGCTAATTTAGCTGAAAGCACATCAGTTGCTTCAAGCACAATTCTTGTAGTGTGTTCAAATGTTGCGTTGGCAGCTAGAGCTTGATCAGAATAGATTTCATAATCATTAGCACCGGCATCGTCTCTGATATATAGATCAAAAGTTTCTGCAGCCCCGGCCGTTTCGCAAATCGATAAATTAAGTACCGTAAGAGTTTTGCCTGATGCTGCTGTAAGTAAATCTACTTCACTATTTGAAAGCTCTTTTACTAAAGCTACTTTCATTACTTCACTTGCCATATTTTCCTCCTATTAATTTAAAATTAAATATCATATTTAAAATCCCATTACTAATACTTTACCTGTACTTGAAATATAAGGTGTCATCGCTGGATTAGCAGCAATAGTGACTGTATCGGTAGCTGCGGCTGTTGTTGTTATCCCATTGCCTGCCGCTATCGTTGCAGTATTTCCATCTGAAATGGTTTGACTAGATCCAGACGTTCCAGCTAAAGTAAAACTCGTCATGGTTCCAACACCAACATCAATAATATTTGGATTGGTAGCATCATCGGCTGCTGCATATAAAATTTTGTAACCTTTCTCAGTAGTTGACCATGTAACACTGTTGCCTGATCCAGTAACATATTTAAATTGAACAGTGTAAGCACCTGATGTGCTATTTTTAATTATATAAAAAGTTTGAACGTCCAGAGGGATAGTTACAATTTTATTTCCTGTAATTGCTTGAGCAGATACTGCTCCTAAAATAATAACTCTGTGGGCAAGAGTTGCTCCTGCTGTTCCATCATTTACAGATAATGTAGTTGTATTGGCTCCTGCACCAGCAGCGTTAAGTGTCTGAACAATGTAGCCACCGGAAATCTGTTCCATAATATTCCAGTTTGTGTTAGTGAGAGTCCCCCACGTACCAGCCTTCTCGCCGGTAGTCATGAGTTGAACTCCTAAAGCCGTATAATTTGAAGCCATATTTTTTCCCTATTAAGCCGCGTGTGTATCTTTTGTATATGATGTAGAGCCAGTTATGTCAACACTTGTATAAGACGTGGACCCGGTAACAGCCCCAGTTGTATAGGACGTGGACCCGGCAACAGCAGCAGTTGTATAGGACGTGGACCCGGCAACAGCACCAGTTGTATAGGACGTGGACCCAGTAACCGTGTCATCTTCATAATGTAAAGGAGAAACTATTCCTAAAGTAGTTGTTGCTGACTGTCCAGTAAGCCCCATTACTTGATCTGTGGGTGTAATAGCTCCAACTGATGTTGTAGCAGAAATTCCAGTAAGTCCCATTACTTGATCTGCGGGTGTAATAGCTCCAACTGATGTTGTAGCAGAAAGTCCAGTTGGTTGAACCAGTGGATTTGATGAAATAGTAACCGATCCATCAGAAAGAGTAGCTGAAATTCCAGTTAGAACAGTTGTATTACTTGAATCTATAGTTGGCGCTCCATCAGAAGAAGTCATTGAAAGTCCTGTGAGAGGCACACCAATTTCTATATTCACCGATCCATCAGAAAGAGTAGCTGAAATTCCAGTTAGAACAGTTGTATTACTTGAATCTATAGTTGGCGCTCCATCAGAAGCGGTTAAGGAAATACCTGTTAAACTAGCAACTGTAAGTTGAGTAGTAGTAGGTGTTCCTAAAGTTGAAGCTGATGAGAGACCTGTAACAGGAACCGTTATTGCGGACTCACCCCAATTTTCAAATCCCCAGGTATCCCTTCCCCATCCAACTTCGTTAAAAGCTGTAACACTTCCAAGTGATGAAGTTGTTGATAGACCCGTTAAAGTAAGAGTGACATCAGCTTGTTCACCCCAGGTATTCTGACCCCAGGTGGTGTCGGCTTGATTCCAAGTATTAGCCATAAGGAAGGACTCCTTACGCTAGTTGTATGATCGCTGTTGATGCGGCTGCTGCTGGAAATTCAATGGTGAATGTTCCACTAGTAACTGTTTTGTCCCCACCAAAATTGATAGCAAGAATTGATCGATTAGTAGTGAATCCTGTAATGGCAGTTGTATTGTAAAGTAATAATCCTCGTGCAGTGAAGCTAGCCGATGTCCAACTGGTATCCGCAAAATCACAAACTGCTGTATCACTATCTAGAGTGACATCAATATTTGTTAAAGTATTTCCTCCACCTGTATATCCTGAAGATGTAGTTGTAACTTCATAAGTTGAAGTCGGATCCGCAGTTGCATCTGCAGGTGCAGCATAAACTGTTGTTGATTTGCTTAATGTTGCTGAGTTGCTCGAATAAAGAGCACATTTAATAGTATTGCCTGCAGCTGTACTTCCAGAGGCATTTAAACAATGTCCTCCCTGTAAAATTTCTTCTTTGAAGCTGTTACAAATTGCTGATGTTATTGCCATGTTTATCCCCTAAATTATGGTGACGGTGATTTAACTGGGATACGAACTGTACCATCAGTGTAATCGTCCCGTCTTCTTCTTCCGAGTTGTACTCCTGCAAACTTCTGTACTTCTTGTTTATACTTGTTGTCGTAAAGTGTCAACATATCCATAGGTCCCTTTAAATATCCAAAAGCCTCTGTTAAGCAGCCATATAAAAGGCCACTCGCAAAATATCTGCTCAGATAAGTCCCAGAGGTACTAGTCACTAGACTCGTAGGTTGTGCATTATAATATATTCTAAAAGCATAAGTCGTATCAGGAGTAGGAGCTAAAAGAAGCCCTCCTGAAGTAGAATCAGTTACTCCTGTGGCTCCTCCAAACATTGCATAATATTTTGGTTGGCCGGTAACGTCTTGTCCAGTAAGACCTCCTGAAGGTCCTGTTAATTTTGCTACATACTCCCTTAAATAAGAGACATCTTTTTTCTGTAAAAAAACTGAGTTACCTGTCGTCGCGGACGTAGAATCAAATACTTCAACCGCTCTTACAAAGAGAGCGCCTGCTGGATTATTAATAGTATTATTATCTACGGCAAAATTTCCAGTTGCCATTTTTCTATCAGAATCCATAGGGAGATCATATAAAATTCTATTTTCTGCATTTCCTATAAATCTGCTTAGAACAGCACCACTAAAAACAGTACTGTCTACTTCGGTATAACTTCTAATGTCAGCTTCTAATTCTGAGAGTGTATATGTAGCCATAATTAATACCCCCTTTGTACAATAGTGTTACAGCTTGAGCAACTCTTCATATATCTTGAATGAGTAGTGCAGTGAGTTGGTTTTGGCTTAGGCGGTACCACTAGTGGAACCTCTTTTTTACCAAATAATTTTTTAATAAATTTAAACATTATGATCTATCGTTTACGGGTCCACCGAAAACGAAAAAGCCTCCTCCTGTTGCTATACTACTTGCAGCGTTTACTAAAGTAAAACTAAAACTGTTACTTACGGGTAACGTTGAAGGTTCTCCTGCATAAGGAATAGTACTGTCAATTTTTGTAATAATATAGGATCCATAAATTTTTGCCCCTGAAGTATGAGCTACTGCTGTTGTTGAAACCGGAGTTTCTCCATAAGAAGGAGCCGCAGTTCCTCGAGTACAGCCTGTTAAAGTATGCGTGCTTCGGCCAGTATATTGAATGGTTTCACTAGTAATCTTTCCGTATTGTAAAGAAGCTGAGTCTGTATTTGTGGCTTCAATGACAATATATCCTGATGTAGGAAATTCGGAACCATCGGTTAATACAATAGAAGTATCTGTTGCAGTAATAGTTGTGGCTAAAGTTGTACTTAATTCAAAAGTGGAAACGGCCACCCCTCCTACAGGATCTTTAACTTGATAAAATCTAACCGCATCATTAGTAGATCGCTGGTGTCTATTCTGGTTTACAATAACGGTGGTTCCTATTTCAGTTGTAAATGGATTATCATTTAAGGGAGCCGGCGTAGCGAAAGCTACTCGTGATGGTCTTGCTCTTTGTAAAGCTTGAGGATCCGCACTTGTTGGTTTAGGTTGTAACTGAGGTTGTTTAGGTTCAAATTCTGAAAAATGAACCCACGCGCCATTCCATTCCCTTACCATTTCCAGATAAGGAAAAGCTAATCCAGATCTATCTGAAATAGCAAGTGCATGTTTACCTGAAGAAAATGTAGTCATAATTAAGCATTAGGATAATAAACCTTAGGTGCAATATAAGTACTTGTAATATCGCCATCTTCTTTTACGGCTCTAGCCAATTCATCCTCATAATAAAGTTTTAATTCTTGTGATCTTTGTGGCACATTTTTTTGTGATAAATAAAATGCTAGTCCTGCTGTCATACAAGGTGCAAATCGATAAGGCACATTACTTGCATTCGTGTAAGCTCCAGCGTCTTGAATTCTTCGTGAATAATATAAATTTAATTTATTTCCGTCCTGGGCTGCACCCGGAGTTAAATATAAAGTTAACGTTGTTCGATCAATAAATCTTTGAATAAAAAAAGAAGTAGGAATTCCTTTAGCACTTTTATTAGAATAACCCTGATACTGAGATCGACTTACCTCAGTCATAGGTGAATCAATACTCGTAGAAGTAATTCTATAATTACATTCTAAAATATTATCCATTCCAGTCGCATGTTGGGTAACTGCATCGCCGCTTGAATGTGTGGCTGCAGTCGTACCATTAGATCCACGCACAGCTCCTGTAAGATTCGCTGCGCCCGTTGCTGCAGATTTTCCTGTGTATCTAATCGTTTCAGAGTTAACAGTAATCGTTCCTCCTCCTTGATCAGCGCCAGGCATGTCTGTAACTTCTGTTAAAGGAATATCGGTAACCGCTGCATTAATTCCTGCAGATAAAGTCGTTGTTAATCCTTGAGACGCTCCATCGGCCGGGGATCGATAAGATGTATAAACATTCGTTCCCTCGACTAAAGTAAAACCTTGATTAGCTATTTCCCAATAATGAAGTCCTCTATTACTCCATTCAGAAAATAAAAGATTTAAAGATCGTTTAGCTGTTTTTAATTGATAACCAGAAACGTTTTGTAGACCAATTCTTTCGTAAGCTTCTTCTACGATCTCATCAATCGGAAGAGTCTTATCAAAAGTGTATGAGTGAGAAGTAGTGTTAGCCATGTAACCCTACCCGTCATAATATACTGTTACACCTGTAATATCAGCTGCAGTTAAATTTACGTATGCACCCGCATTAAACAGTACCCCATTATCAGGAATATAAGGATCTATAGAAGACACTGCGCCTGTTAAAGGAATCGTTAATAAAGTAGTTCCTGTTATGGAAGTATTCTTAAAAACTATATTTCCAGCAGAAGCTTTACTTGTACCTGTTATTCCTCTGATTCTCGTTCTTCCGGCAAATACAGTTCCAGTAAGTGCTCCTGTGCCCAATATTCCTGCTTGAATATCAGTTGCAATAGCTCCATCAGAAACAATACTCGTAACCGTTAAATATTTGTTGGCAGAACTTACAGCACCTGCATTAGGACCTGTAAGATCCTCTGTTTGAGCATCTCCATTTCCATCAGTCCCTGTAATCGTGAAAGTATTTCCACTATTATCCGCACTTGAAGTTAAAGTTATTGTTTCCGTAAGATTTCCGTAAGGTCCTCCATCAGCTATAACTAAAGTTGTAGCTGAACCTGATGCAGATACCTGATCAGCATCGACACCATCCGGTTCAAAAAATTTCGACTTTACGTCTGAAACGTTTGCCATAATTCTATTCTCCTAATTCTCTAAGCTCCCGAAGGAGCTTAGAATAATTTTTTTATTACAGTTCAGTAGCTGCTGTTCTCTCTTTGCCTGCAACTAAATAGTCAATAGACATAGTTTTTGCTACAGCTTCACCGTTTTGTATAGTGAATGATAAAGCAATTTCTTCATCATCAGGTGCATTTGTATTAACACTAGTGCCCGCTAACACGTTGTCTTTATAGATAGAGAATTTACGATCCTTTGTAGAATAATAATATCCAAGAGTAGTCCAAGTGTCATCAGCCATTGTGCCCGCTGAAGTAGTTGTTGCTGTACTGTCCTTGTTCACTACCAAACTTACAGTAGTTGAACCATCTGATTTCAGAAAGTAAATACCATCTGTAATCGCAGCAACGGGAGTTGTATCCGTAATATGAAGTCCTACTATCATATCGGCTTGTGTAGCATCGCTTACTTTAACTCTGCATTTAAAGAAAAAATCTTTAGATGCATCAAATAAATACGATTCATACACGGCTCCAGAGCCACCAGCCCACTGTAAAGAATCAAAGTCATTATCTCCAGCTGCGTTGGTTAAAAGAAGAACTCCTCCATCCGCACTTGTTAGTGCTTCAGTAGCAGATCCTGTACCAGCTTCAGTTGTAGTAATGACCCAATCTCCAGCAGTATATTTATCAAAATCAAGAGTTTGAGTATGAAACTTAATTGGATCAGGTAGTTTTAATTTACCACCAGAACCAGTAGCAGTCACATTTGTAACTCCTGATGTAAAGTGTGTTGTCATAATATCAGCGCCTCCTAGCGCCAGTCATTCTTCCTAAGCAAAGAATAACCAATTTATGCATTTATATACTTAGTAATTAATCTATACCCCAAATTTTCATTTGGCGCAAGGTATCCCTGTCTAAATGTATGATTTTTGATAGCGCTTAAGTGGCTATCGAAACTTCGGCCTGGGCGTCGTTTATTTTAGTTTGAAGAGTATCTGCTTCAAACTCTTTGGCAATGATCTCTTTAATAATATCCTGAATTTTTCTATTAATTTCAATCATTCGAATATTATGCTTCCCTGACTTCAGGTGCTCCTGTTGCCACTCTAGTTCCAAGGACCGTTTCGTAGTGTATAGGTCTTCGGTCATCACTAACCTCCTCATAGGTTATCCATTTACGATCTTTCCTCGTAAATCCATTAGATTCGAACTTTACCTCATTTTTTCCCAGCTTGTCAAGGATTGATTTTTCAATTCCTTCAGCTGTGTCTTCAGCTGAAATATTAAAATCAGCAGAATAACCGTAAGCAAGAATCTGTACTCGGAAGTTTTTCATAGGTAATTTCTGTCTTTATAGTCAAAATGGGGCGATTTTGAGGCCGCCCCATTAATTCTCTTTAAGTATTACGCACCTTCAACACCGTAAATACCTCTAGGGTCAGATACGCCAAAAACGTATCTTGCTCTAGCTTTGTATCTTACGTTGCCAGTGTCAAAGTCCCCTTCCATCTTAGTAGTAAGAGGCGCTCTGTCAAAGTGTTTCATACCATTAGGTACATCTGTAATAATGTACCAAGAGTCTGTATCTGTTAGGTAGTTGTTCACTCTATAACCTTGAGGAATCATACCCATAGATTTGACTGCATTGATATCATTATCAGCAGTTCCAACTCTACCTTGAGATTTCATCAATCTCTCAGCAGTGAACTGATTAGCAGATGGGACAATCATCTTCACACCTTTAGCAGCAATTTTTAAACCTCTTTCATCAGTTAGCGCAGCGATATCAATTAACGCTTGCTCTAATGAAGTTTCGTTTAAATCCGCTTGCGTAGTAAGAGTATTTGAAAATACTCCTGCTATCGTTGGGTGTGCAGTACTAAATAATGAAACATTATCGCCTGAATCATAGTTATCTGTAGTAGGTAACCCTTGAATCAGAGGAAATACTGATTTCACTTGTTTAGTGTTTGCCATCGATCTTGCTAATGCTTTTGTGTATCTAGAAGAAAGTTTGTCGTACAGGTTATCTTCAATAGCTTCCTCAGTGATTGCAAAAGCGAGAGCAATTGTCTCGTTAGTGTATCTTGCTGTGAAAGTTTCTTGCGCTTGATCAAAAGCAACTCCAGATCCTTCTGGTTTTACTAATGCGTTAGCGAAACCTGACAACATAACTTCTTCTTCAAAAGCTCTGTCAGATGACTCAGTCGTATAAATCTCCGCCGACTGATTTTCGTATTGTTTGTACTCCAGGCCAAATAGTGCATTTAAACCTGGTTCTAGTTCTTTAACTAGCTGATTACGTGATATTGCCATGTTTTATGCTCCTATTATATTCCAACTGCGTTCGGCGCTAGAATGTGACTACAAATCATTACTCTCCATACACTTCCGTCTACGGATACGTCCTGATTGTCAGGATCTCTAGATATTCCTAATAACTTCACCTGATTTACGATAGCGCCTGTGACAGTGCCGAATGTGAAACCCGAAATATAATTCGGTGCTCCAGAGCCTGCATTGTCTACGATTGGTGCAGTTCCTCCTGCATCAGCCTGCGTAGTGCTCGTCAGATTTGTCCGCATTTCAAACATTGTATATGGATCGTCATTGACGAGACAAGTCATGTCTGTTGCAGCATTATTAGGTGCCCAGTTGGACCATGTTGGCTTATTTGTAGAAGGATCAGTATAAAACGACCCGTTTAGTGAACCTAGTGCATTAATAACTCCAGCGCCTGCCGTACCTACGACAACGTATCCTGAAGCTGCTAATAAAACTAAGTCATGATGGTCGATTGCTGTTGTTGACGCAGCTTTCTTCCATTCACCTAAACCGGCGTTATGATCTCCCTGGTGTACGTTTCTTAAAGGTCTC